TAGTGCCTGCACTACTGGATGATTACATCAAATCGTTGGTAAACCTTGAAGTCATCGAGCAGATAACCCCAAAAGTAGACGCGGCTCATACCGCTACGGATTAGCGCAAATCCTTGTCGCTACCGGGTATTGGCCGCCGCAAATCACATTTGATGTAGATGACATGAACACAACCATTGACCTAATAAACAAAGACCGGCAGGCACGCTAATGGCCGTAAACACCACGCTCGAAGTTGTGGGCCTTAAACAAACCATTAACGGTTTAGGCAAGATTGATAAACAGTTGCAAAAAGATTTTAAGGCTGACGCAACACAGATAGCGCAACCAGCACTTAATGCCGCTAAAGCCGTTTATACAAAGGTGCCATTATCGGGCATGAATCGCAAATGGCAACAAGAAGGCCGCACGCGCGCAAATTTTCCATTTGTAGTTACCAAAGCAAAAAACGGTGTCAAAGTGCGATTTGATACCAGACGCAATGCCATTGGCGTAATTCTTATTGAACAAAAAGACCCAGCGGCAGCAATTTTTGAAACGGCAGGCAGAGCCAACCCAAACAAATTGAACACAAGTTTATTGTTTGTCAATTTGCCTGTAAGCCCTGGCCGCACTCGACTAATTGGCCCAGCGGTTTACAAAGCGCGCAAAGGCATAGAAAATGAAATGCTTAAAATGATTAAAGGCACCATTGCAACGGTGCAAAAGGATATGTAGTCATGGCATTATCAATTCCAATTATCAGCGAGTTTGATGGCAAAGGCATTGACAAAGCCATTAAAGAATTTAAACAACTTGAAGGCGCAGGCGCTAAAGCCGGCTTTGCGCTAAAAAAAGCAATGGTGCCAGCGGTAGCGGTGTTGGGTGGTTTAGCAGCGGGTTTAGGTGTTGCAACAGCGGCAGCAGTTGAGGACCAAAAAGCACAAGACCTATTAGCACAACAATTGCGCACTAGCGCAATGGCAACAGATGATGTTATTAAATCTAATGAGGATTTTATTTCAAGCCTGTCAATGGCAAAGGCCGTGGCCGATGACGAGTTGAGGCCCGCGATGGCCAACCTGGTCAGGTCTACAGGGTCAGTTGAAATTGCACAAGGTTTAATGAACACGGCGCTCGACATCGCAGCCGCAACCGGCAAAGACTTAGAAACAGTCACATTGGCATTAGGTAAAGCAGCCAACGGACAAACCGCAGCGCTAACCAAATTGGACCCATCGCTTAAAGGCGTAATTGATTCAGAATCCACGCTCGATGACATAACCAACGCCTTGTCGGTGTCGTTTGGTGGCGCGGCAGATGTCGCAGCCAAATCTTATGAAGGCCGCATGAAGTCAATGAAAATTGCGATAGATGAAACTAAAGAATCAATAGGTGCAGCACTATTGCCGGCGCTTGAAGGTTTGTTAAACATTTTGCAACCAGTTGCTAAATGGGCGGGCGAAAACACCAAACTGTTTTTAATCATTACGGGAGTGGTTGGCGGGTTTGCCGCAGCAATCGTGGTAGCAAACATTGCAATTAAAGCGTGGACTATTGCAACCCAGGTGGCTACCGCAGCGCAGGCCGCGTTTAATTTCGTTATGTCAGCCAACCCAATTGGCATAGTAATTATTGCTATTGCCGCGTTTGTTGCCGCCTTAGTAATTTTGTATAAGCGTTTTGAGGTTGTGCGCACCGTAGTTGACACGGTATTTAACGCAATCAAAACAGGTGTGCAAGTCAGTTTGGATTTTTTAACCAACTATTTCAATGGCGTATTAAACATTTACAAAGGCATTTTTAACGGCATCGCAAAATTGTGGAATAACACAGTTGGCAGATTGTCGTTTAAATTTCCTGATTGGATACCTGGGTTTGGTGGCAAAAGTTTAAATGTGCCTAACATCCCTATGTTGGCTGAAGGCGGGATTGTTACAGGCCCAACATTGGCAATGATTGGTGAGCGCGGCCCTGAGGCCGTGGTGCCGTTAAATCGAGCAAGCGGTTTTGGTGGTGTAACCGTGAATGTTACGGGTGGTTTGGCTACTAGCGCCGAAATTGGCCAGGCGGTAGTTAACGCAATTAGGGCTTACAACAGGTCAGCGGGACCGGCACAAATACAGGTTGCATAATGGCAGGCACAGCAATTGTTGGTGCAGGCAACTACACCCTAGAAATTGACACCGGATTTATTCAAGATGCGTTTTTATTAGATGACGCAATTGCAGGCGTTTTGGATAATACAACTTATGTTTTGGATGGCACAACTAATTTTGCTGATGTAACCACAGGCATCAATTCAATTAATGTTAAACGCGGCAGGCGTGATGTCGGTGACCAATTTAGCGCAGGCACTATGTCGTTTAACATGCTTGATACCGCAGGCATATTTAACCCGTTTGATTCGTTGAGTCCGTATTATGACCCAACCGAAGCGCAACCAGGTTTAGCACCAATGCGCAGAGTACGGTTAGCGCGCTACTCAAACACAAATGTTAAAGAATATTTATTTAACGGTTTTATAGTTAATTATGATTACAACTTTGCATTAGGTGGTTTAGATACAGTCACGGTTTATTGTGCAGATGATTTTTATTTGTTGGCACAAACATATTTGGCAGAATTCAATGTTTCAGAAGAATTATCGAGCGTGCGATTAAGCGCAGTTTTAGATTTGCCTGAGGTCGATTTTCCTATTGGGCAACGAAACATAAGCACCGGCACCCAAACCTTAGGTGGCGCATCAGCGTTTACAGTTGCCGAAGGCACCAATGTGTTGGATTATTGCAACCAAATAAATCAGGCTGAGCAGGGCAGGCTATATATGGCCCGTGACGGTGATTTGACATTTGAGCCACGCATAGGCAACACGCTTAGCCAACCAGTTGCAAATTTTCACGATGATGGCACCAACATTCCTTATGACTCAGTTGGCATAACTTTTGAGGCTGACCAGGTGGTTAATCGAGCCGCAGTTGCAATTAAGGGTGGCACGCAAGAGGTTGCAGAGGATTTGACAAGTCAGGCTAAATATTTTATACAAACCACAAGCATCACGGATTCTTTGTTGCATAACGACACCGCGGCGTTGGCGTTGGCTAACTATTTGCTTGAGCCTGAGCCTGAGGCCCGGTACACATCATTGGGTACTAACTTAAATAAATTGACTACAGCGCAACGCGATGATGTAGCCATTATTGATATTGGTGACACAATTACAATAGAAAAATCGTTTGTTAGCGGTAACAGCACAACCCAGTTGGCACAAGAATTAAGCGTTGAGGGTGTCGAGCACACAATTACGGTTGACGGAGGGCATGCGGTCATGTATTTCACCGCGCCAACGACCATTGTTTATGAGTTAATTTTAAATGACGCTATTTACGGCATCATCGATTCAACCAATGTTTTAGGATAAAGTGAGGTAACTTATGGCAACTAGACAAGATTTCACCGCAGGGCAGGTTTTAACCGCAGCAGAATTAGACGCGGTTGCTACGGCGATGATTGCAATTAACGCACAAACTGGCACGACATATACGACTGTGTTGGCTGATGACGGCAAACTAATTACTTGTGATAATGGGTCTGCGATTGCGTTGACTATTCCGCCTAATTCGAGTGTTGCTTACGGTATTGGTACGCAGATAAACATTATGCAACTAGGTGCTGGCACGGTAACTATTACGGCTGGTTCAGGCGTGACACTTCGAAGCGCTGGGAGTAAATTAAAAACTGACGCTCAATATGCGGTTGCTACTTGTTGCAAAATTTTGACCGATACTTGGGTGGTTGTCGGCAATCTTAAGGCGTAGTTGTGCAAATTCTTGCAGGCGTACATAGCGGCGGAATTCCCGCAAATTTTATTGTTGTTGCAGGCGGTGGCGGTGGCGGTTGGGCTGGTGGTGGTGCTGGCGGTTTGCGTAGCAGTAAAGACGCTACGGGTGGTGGCGGTGCATTAGAACAACCGTTTGTAGTTGCGCTTGGTGTTACTTACACAATAACTGTTGGCGGTGGCGGTACTGGTGCGCTTGCTGGTTTTCCAATGAATTCGGGTTCATCAGGTTCTAATTCCAGTTTGTCAACCGTTAGTTGTGTTGGTGGTGGTGGCGGTGGTGGTTTTTCAACTACTCAATTGAACGGCCTAACTGGTGGTTCGGGTGGCGGCGGTGGCAACAATTCGAATGCGCCTTATGTTCAGGGCACAGTAGGTTCAGGAACAACAAACGAAGGTTTTGCTGGCGGTTTAGGTGGCGCAACGCTTGGTGGTACTGCTGGTGGTGGCGGTGGTGCTGGTGCGGTTGGTGGTGCTGCTGACGTTGGGAATGCTACAGGTGGCGCAGGTGGCGCAGGTGTAACAACAAATTTTGGTTCAAGCGTTACTCGTGGCGGTGGCGGTGGTGGTGCAGGTAGTTCGACTGGTGGTGCTGCTGGTAGCGGTGGTGGTGGCGCAGGCGGTTCAAATGCGGCAGGTGCGGCAGGGTCAGTAAACACGGGCGGCGGCGGTGGCGGTGGCTATGCGGCTTCGGGTGATGGCGGCAACGGCGGTAGCGGTGTAGTCATTATTGACGCAGGCATAGCAGCCGTTTCGACTACAGGGTCACCAACCGTGTCAGGCACTATTTACACATTTACTGGTAGCGGAAGCATCACTTACTAATGGCACACTTTGCAGAAATACTTAACGGCGTAGTGCAACGCGTAATTGTTGTGCATGACAACGAAGAAGCAAACGGCGCACAATTCTGCCACGACCTACTAGGCGGCGAATGGTTGCAATGCAGTTACACCAACCGAATTAGAAAACAATTTCCCGGCATTGGTTTTACCTACGATGATGTGCGTGATGAATTTGTTGCACCGCAACCATTCGAGTCGTGGACATTAGACGAAAACAATGATTGGCAACCACCAACACCAAAACCTGACGGTGACTATTATTGGGATGAAAATTTATTAGTGTGGGTTGAATATGACAAGCAAGAAAATTAACAAAGCCAAACGCCAAATCGGTGACCAAACCACCAAAGGCGGCCTAATCGGTTTAATGATTTACGGTTTAAATACGCAAGGTGTTGACCCAGTGTTAATTTCGATGCTTGTGCCGGTTGTGTCGAGTGTGCTTGCGTGGGCATCCACAAAAATAGGTGACCCCGATTTGGCATGTTTGTTTATCCCGCACGATGATGACAAACCAAAAGAGTGAAACCTTACATAATTACCCAACAGCCGGTAGCAAAAAAACCGTTGCCGGGCATGGATGAATGGATTAGGCAAGCAGTAAAAAACAGCAACAATAGTTTGTGGAATAACGGCAGTTGGGTAGTCCGCGATGTTCGCGGCAAGCCAGGTGTTATCAGTAATCATGCTCGAGGCCTTGCGGTTGATTTGTCGTATCGTTGGCAAGCACAAAAAAAATTAGGTAGGCAAGATGGCCGCAAAGTGTCATTGGCTTACATAATCAAATTGTTAGAAAACGCAGATGATTTAGGCATCCAATTAGTTATTGACTATGCGTTAAATCGAAGTTGGAAATGTGACCGCGGCACCTGGCAACCCGGCAAATTTGAATCAGGCGATTGGTACCACATAGAAATAGACCCAACCATTGCAAATAACGCAAACCTCGCTAAAGCCTGTTGGGTAAAGGTTTTTGGCCCATCACCGACATCAGCAACACAATCTGTTTAGACTGATTACCTACCGGGAAAGTAGGTCATCATGACACTTATTACAAAAACCGCTATTTCGCTATTTGTTAGCGCCATGTCAATTTTTATTTTGGCAAAACCGCCTGCACCAACAGCACAAGAAATTGAGCCTGCGCCTATAACCGTTTGGCGAGGTTTACAGCCCGCAGCGCCCCTACCTACCACAAGTGTTGTAACTACGCCTATAACGCAACCTGAGCCGTGTGAGGCGGTCTATAACATGGCAAAACATGTGGGGTGGCCTGAAGACCAGTTAGCCACGGTTGTGGCCGTGGCATACCGTGAATCGAGGTGCCTGGCAGATGCGTTTAATGGTGCAGACACGGTTGGCCAGTCTTACGGCGCTATGCAAGTTAATGATTTTTGGTGTTTGCCATCTAAATATTGGCCTAACGGCTACATGCAGGCCTACGGTTTGTTATCGGTATGTAATGATTTATTTGACCTAGAAACAAACTTGCGTGCGGCGTTAAATATTTACCGTTACTCGAATGGTTGGCGCGCATGGTCACTATGAAACACCTGTTTTTGGCAACCATTCTTACTGCGTACACCTATCTGATAATGTCAGTCACCAACAAACGAAAGGCTAAAGATGACCGGAAACATCGACCCGCGGACTGACCCGCAATTTAAAGCATTAATGCAAGTGATGAACGATATCACTAGCAACAAAGTGCCGTTTTATGAGCCGCACGAGTTGGCGGCGCGTAGCACTCTTAGAGCGTTGCAACACATTATTGATGATTCAAACGCATTGGATGATTCAGATTTGATTGACGCATGCAACCAGGCGCGCATTGAAATTAGATATTTGTGCAGCATCATTACCGATTTAAAGCGCTCATTGGCATCGCGTGAAACTGACATTCGAGTTTTGCAGGAACGCAACAATTATCAGTCATCAGAAATTCAGCGTTTAGAAAATCAGGTGTTTCGTGCAAATTAATTTGATTGACACAGATTTTGAGCGTTGCGCAGATTTTGCGCGCCGCCAACAAGATGCAGCGATGCGCAACAAATATAAAACTAAATATAAACAGCACACAGGTTTGACATTTGAGCAAACTTTGCAAGGCAATTTAGGTGAGCAGGCCGTGGCACATTATTTTGATTACGAGTATGTTTACCAGCCTTATAACAAGGCGCGTTATGACATTTTGGGTTATGAAGTGCGCACAACTTATTGGCCGAATGGTTGTTTGTTGACCCATCCAGTTATCGAGGTACCGGGTAAGCCTGGCATTTATCAGGATGATAAACCTGGCATCTACATTTTGGTGACTGTTGACAAAAACGAGTTTGTGGCAACTATTCAAGGTTGGCGCGATATCGCTGAGTGCAACGCAATGACACAAAATTGGCAAACAGGTTGGCGTTATCCGTGTTTTGCTACACCGCAAAGCCAGTTATGGCCACTTAATACATTGCCGGCCACTAAAGATTTGTTGGCGCATCAGGGCAGGGCAGCGGCATGAGTCAAAACTTCATGGATAACTATGTCGATGTGGCTACACGGTTAAAGATTGCGTTTGAGCGTTGGCCTGAAATGCGGATTCAAGAAACAGCGCGCGAAGTTATTGAAATGCCTGATAAGTCATGTTTTATTCGTTGCACGGTCACAATTTGGCGTGACCCTAAAGACCCGATACCGGTTATTGCGTCAGCATGCGAAATATACCCAGGGCGCACACCGTACACAAAATTTAGTGAATCCGAAGTGGGCTACACATCGGCAGTTGGGCGTGCGTTGGCTTACGCCGGGATTGGTGCCAATAAATCGTTGGCATCGCGTGATGAGGTTATGGCGGCCCAGTCGAGGCAAAGCACACAATTGGCGCAGGTTGTGCCGTTACATGATGTAGAGGTGCCGTTTTTGGATGAAAAACCGCGCGAATACCCGACACCTAAACAAATGGGCATGATGCGCGCATTGGCTAATGGCCAGGGTCTTAAAGGTGATGACCTTAAAACATTTTGTAGTGCTACATTAGGGCGCGAAATTCACACAACAGGCGATTTAACTAAGCAGGACATCAGCAAAGTTATTGATGCGTTAAAACAAGTTAATCCTTAAACACAATCGAGTAGTTTCATAGACCTAAGCGTGTTGCAGCGCAGTTGGATGACACGCGGTAACGCGGGTAGTCAATCTATGTAGCAATACATGGTTGGGCAAATTGTTAAAGCGTTGGGAGTGTCGGTGCGGCAAGACACGGGGGGCTTAGCGCATTAGGCTTACACACAACACACACAAATTGACATACCAAAAACAAACCACAAAGCCGGACATGTTCACCAACACAAACACAACCGACCGCAAGCAAGCGCGCAAGCGCGCGCTAGCACAAGCCGAAGGCGCGTGAGCAAATGACAAACCCACACATGCACCGGGACTACCTAAAAAACAGGGGGGTAGTACTCCGTGAACAGCCAATATGCACCGTCTGCAACCGCATGCCCAGCACCCAAGCAGACCACATCATTCCACTTGATGCCGGAGGCGGCCACGAAATTGAAAACCTGCGCGGCATATGCGCCAAATGCAACAACACACTCGCACACAAATATGTAACCCAACGCAACGAAATGCGCCGCACAATACGAGCAGAAGCAATGCGGGGGGTAGGCATAATTG